TAAATAGCTGATATGATTCCATCATCCATAGCAGAACCACTAAATATGTAGACCCCATATTCATTTTTACCCGCAATTGCTTCCGAACCCTTAACTAAAAGTTCGCTAATTTTTGCTTCGTTTTTTAAACCACTGTTATCTGCCATTTTTAATACTTAACTACATCAAATGTTATATTGTTATCAAAATATTGAACGCTTTCATTTTGTTCAATTTTAAATTCTATTTTATATGTTCTATTAGCCTCCCAATTTGAAAGATTTAAGTTTATATAGTTTCCATTTGAATCACAACTTACTTTTGAATAGTCAGAAAATGGTACTATTACATCATCGGATACAAAATCTTTTATCTGATAGTATGTTGTTTGTGGTAAGTACTTAACGCTATTATAAGCGAATGTATTTGTAAATGTTTTTAATGGATATAGTTCTCTAGCTAATATTCTTAATTTTGCAGTACTTCCTAATTTATATTCTTTTTTTAGATTAGATATACTAACTTTAATATCTTCTGAACTCAATGGACTTAATGAAGCAGTTACAAAAGTTTGGTCATCCCATCCAATACTAATCTTTGGTTGATATATTGTGTGAGTTTCTTTACTAAAAAATTTAAGTATTCCATAATCTTCGGTATTGTTTTCTACTACATCTGAATATCTTAATAAAAATCCATCATTTGGAATAGAACCGCTCATCCAAGCTCTTAATATAGATTTTACATCCATATTAATATCAGCCGTTTGATAACTATATGATTGAGTACCACTCCAACCAGTCCACCAAGTTCCACCGGTTCCATTATTTGGATTGGCATCAGTTCCTAAATTTAGAGTATTTTCTAACCATTCTTTTTTTGTATCACCTTCTCTATAATTCCAAGTTACACCGGCGGTAGATACATTATCAAATCTAGTGCCAATACCCATTTCCCAACTTCCAGAAAGTGGATTTGCATATATAGTATATTCCAATGGAAGCTCTTCACTTTGGGTTTCTCTTAAAATTAAATTAGCAGAACCCAATTCTATACTTCCATTTGATATAGATGATGATATAAACCCAACATCAAATTTAATTATACTTCTAGCAATATCTTTTATGTTACCATAGTAGACTTTACTAATTTCTAATATTTCATCTAACCCAGTATTTTGATTGGGTTGTTGTAAATAAACCGATGCATCTTTTGATGCTGTTAAAAAATAGTATGCCATTATCTTGCTCTTCCTTTAATATCTGAATCAGGGTATTTAATTTCAAAAACCGATGGGTCCAATGATGGATATACTATTTTATTTTTAGTTGCCGCATCTATATTATATGAATTTGATGAATAGTTACCCCCACATTTATTTGTTACTTTTAACATAGGTACAGATGAAACACCTTCAATATTAGCTATCAATAACTCAACCTCACTTAAATTAATTGTTTGATTAAATGTCCAATTATCAATACTAAAATAATTTTTCAATTCAGTAATTACATTTGCCAAAACTTCACTTTTGTTATAATTTTGATAAGTTATTATTTCAAAATCAATTCCAATATTAATTATAAATCCATCATTAATATTAACTCCATCGGTTAATATTCTATATTCGTTTAAGTATGTTTTGAGATTTTCTTTTACTGCTCTATTAAGATTTGTAAGATTTCCATTTAAATTATATCCTAACAAATAAAGATTTATTGCAAATGGATTATTTTTTTCTTTTAAATTAGAATCTTTTCCAACTAAATATTTAGTAATTTGCTCTTTAATACTTGCCATTGATGCTTCCTGTGCATCTGGCTTATTTACAAATCCCATAACCAAATCCGTAAACTCTTGCAAATGGTTTGGTGATGATAATATGGATGCTGGTGAGTTATTATCTAATGTACCATCCGCTGTTGCATATGCTTTTGCAATACCACCATATTTAGATGGTAGAGATAGTGCTCTTATTTGATAATCCTTTGCAGTTACTGCTCTATTTTGTGCTCCAAAATTTGCTAATGCATTTTGTCTAATTTCCTCTATTGTTTCACCACCTCTACCTCCAGTTGCAGGTATTTCGTTATCAACTGCCAATGATTTTTTGATTGAATCGTAAACAGGACGTTGTTGATTTGTAAATAATGCAAAATTTTCATCATATTCTATTGATGAAATTTTTGTTAAAGAACCTTTTGATACATTTGATTGAATACCACCACCTACATAATATTTAACACTAATTATAGTATTTGATGGAGATGTACCATACGTTTTTGTTTTTAAAAAATTAGTTGGGTCAAAAGATTCTTCTAATCTACTAATAGAGTTTGGCAATCCCAATCCAACATTTTTTAAATTTGGAATTAATTGTTCATCACTTGCTGATGGGTCTCCTGCTCCAAATTGTAATGTAGTTGTACTATCTTGATTTACTTTTGCTACAAATCGTCTAGGTGTTTTTATTGTTTTTAATACATATGGTACTGTATCTTTAAATTGTACCAAATCAGGATCGTTTATTTCATTATTAGGTTCATCAATAAAAACCATTTCTTGAGCTAAATATGGAACTTCATAATATTTGTTTCCATTTGAATCTCTAACATCATATATTTGTATAATATTTGTATCAATCAAATCAATTTTTTGAAATGGTTGATATGAACCAAAAGTAAAAGTTGCTTCTTTTTGTATTGCCGATATAACCTGAACATATTTTTTTACTAAATAAAAAGTAGGTTCTCCTGTATTAGCATCTCTTTGATATACAGTTATTTCTCTATTATTTATATCTGAAAAATCTAATAAACTTGTTGTTCTAAATTGAACACCATTTGTAGATTCTACAACCATTCCTTCTTTTATTCGTAAATAATATTTAGAATCAGGTTTATTGTTTACACCATTACCAATAGATGGTACTAATTGATATATAGAAATATTAGTTATAGCTGGTGATGTTACTTTTGGTTTATATCCCAAAAATTGAGCCAATGCAATTACACTTTGAACATCTTCAGCATAAGGCATTAATGATTCTTTAAAAGTATCATCCACATAATATGAAAGAACATCACCAACATATGATGCCATCTCAATAAACATCATACCAGGTGATGTTTCATTAAAATCAGAATATGATTTTGGAAAATATGTTTTGGCAAATTCTATTAAATTACTTCTAAAGCTAGTAAAATCTTTACCAAGATATTTTATATCTTTTCCCTTATTTTTAAAGTTTTTATTTGTTGTAGTTATTGCCATATAATTATGCTGTTACTCTAAATGTTACTACCTCAAGAGATGGATTGTTTAATATTCTAAATTTAACAGAAACATTTAATGAGTTTGTGTCTTTCAATTGGTTTGTTTGTTCAATCAATATAGTATCTACTGTTATATAAGGAAGCCATAGTGATAATGCGCTTACTATGGTATCTTCTATATCTCCAGCTAAATCATCATTATTAAATTGAAACAAAAGTTCTTGCAATCCACTTCCCAATTCAGGTTGCATAACTCTTTCATATTTTTTTGTTAATAATAGATTTTTAATATTAGATTTTGCCTGTTCAGCTATACTAAATGATTGATTAAATGCAGTATTACCAATTTGTATTGGTAATGTTATACCTACCGCATAATCATTGTAATCTTTAGTATCACTAACTAACTTTTCATTTAATATTATTGCCATTATTTCTTATTAAATCTTTTTACTAATTCTGAATAATCTCTATTTAATGCTTTATCTAATTCGGGTACTCCAGTTTGAACACCCAATCCACTTGGTTGAGGTCCTCTAGCTAAATCACCATATCCCATCTTTTCAGCTATCGCAGTTTTACCTACAATAGAACCCATATCTCCTTGTCCAAAATTCATTGTTCTAAAACCACCATCGTTACTCACAGGAGCCATTGCAGTTTCATTTAGAATTTGATTAATCATTGGGTTTTTACTAAATTGTTTAGTTGGTACTACTTTAGTCTCAACTGATTCTTTAATAGTATCATCTCCCAATATTGCTTTAGCCATAGAAAATCCTTCACTCTCTTTTTTAGGTTGTGGTTTGGTATTTCCTTCTGCTAAAACTCTTTTCATTTCGGCTTTCACTCCTTCTTTAATCAAAGCAGGGAGTTGTTGTTTTAACTCCTCTTTGATAAGAATTTGAATAGCTTTTAATAATTTATCCGTATTCATTTGATTATCTTTCGTTGTTGTTAATATAAATATTTAATTTGTTTATTTTTGGGATTTATTTAGTTGGTGCTTTAAATAATATAAATCTCCATGTTGTTGATGGTCCTTTCTTTGGATTGGTATATACCATATTTGCACCATAGTTGTTATATGCATCAGTTTCCCAATGGTTTCCCTTATCCCATAAAGTGGTATAAGAACCTTTTCCACTTGGTGCTTTTGTACCCAATGCAGCTTTTGTATAACTCTGATAACCTCCTGTGAATATTTGAGTGTGACCTAAATTATATGATGATAATCCTTTAGATGATGTACCTTCTGGTAAATCAATACCCCAATATACAACCACATCACCTAAATCAAATTTATCGGATTTTAGTTGGTCAATTAATTCTTTTTTTGATATTACTTTATCAACTGCTTTTGTATATCCCAATAATTCCAAACTTTTCCAATAACCTTGTCTTGATGGAATACCTCTATTTGCGTTTGCATCTCCACCAGCAGCATATGCAGGTCCATTTGATGTTGGTTTACCTCTCAAAATGTTTACATAATTTTTAGCCCAATTGTATGTCCATCTAGCACATCTACCTGTATTAAATCCAACAGTATTTACTTCTGCTCCAAGTTTTTTAGTTTTTGGATTTGGTATTGAGTAATCTATATATGTTCCGATATGATGTACAGCTTTTCCTGCTTTTTGTATTGCAAGAATTTGTTCTTTTGTTGCCTTTCCTTTGTAAGTAGTTAATACATCATCAGCATCACCACCAAATTCATCAGCATCATTTTGAACATCATCTTCTTTAACATCAATTCCTGCTTTTTTCAATTCATCAAATCTATCTCTATCATCAGTATCAACATTTCCTTCGGAAAATCCAAGTTCAACTGTATATCCGGTCCAATTTATTACACCAGGTCCATTGGTTGCGCCATAATTTGCTTGAACTAGCATTTTACCTCTTAATGTACTAAGATGGTTTACTGCTGTTCTTATAAAATAATCAACAAATAATGAAGTATCAGTTGTTGGTGGAATTGGGCCAGATTGTAAAGGTGTTTCTGATTTTGGTTGTTCAGTAGTTTGTGTTAATTTAGTTGGAGTTTGTTCAACTTCCTGTGGTGATTTATCTTTTTTTGATGCATCTGCATTATAATAATTTTCAATTTCTTTAGGTCTATCTTTCCAAGTTAAATTATATGCAGCTCCCAATTTAACAGACGCTGCTTTTTCAGAATTTGTTTTTTTATTTGCTACAGATTGTAATTCAGCATTACTAATAGCTTGATACATTTCATCCAACACTTTAAGATACTTTGGATATATTTTTTGAAAATCAACTGTTGTTAATCCTTTTAAATAAGGTAATTCTACATCTCTTATGGTTTTATTAGTTCTAACATTTGTTCTGTATTGAGATGTTTCGTTTTTTGCAGCTTGCAGTAAACCAGCAATCCATCTAAATAAATCACCAGAAGCGTTTGAATCTGCATTGTACATAAATGAATATATTTGCATTCTAAATACAGGTGGTATTTTTGCCCATACATCAAATCCTAATACATTTTTTATTCTTTCTTTTATAATTCCTTCTTGAGCATCTTGCCCTGGCTTATATCCAATACTACAACCAGCTTGCTTCCAATCGGTAATTGCCAATCCTGTTTTTCCACTTATTAAACTAACACAACCTTTGGTATCTTCATATTTTTTTATAGCTGCATATCCAGCATCATCCAACATTTTTCTTAAATTATAATCATCAGCTGGTTTTGGGTTTTCTTTTGGTGGTATGGTAATTACGTTTGTTTGATTAGGTGTAGAGGGCGTTGGTAATGGTTTTAACCAATCACCTACATATTCTACTCTGTTTTCAACAATATTTATATTAGATACAGCCCCCTCAGGAAGTTGTATTGGTATTGGTAATTTGTCAAGTGTAGCATTAGTCCAATATGCTTTAACACCAGCTCCCATTTCTGCAACTAAGTCATAAGGTCCGTGGGTTCTAACACCTTTTTCTAATGCATCTAAAAAGCGTTGCCTCATACTTTCAACATTACCATTAATTAAACGAGTTTTATTTATAGAATCACCACCAGTTTTTATAGCATTATGATATGCATTTGCATATAACTTTGCAACAGTATTTCTATCAGGTATACTCGCTGGATTATCAGCAAATAGTAATATAGTTTGTCTAAAATCCTTCCAAGACATATTACGATGTTTTATTTAATCCACTTAATATTGTTTCTAATGTAGATTGTAGTGATAAAAATTCAGGTTTATTCACAGGTCCTTCTGCGCTTGGACCGGATGGAGTTAAATATTGCTGTTGTACAATTAAATTTATTAAATCTTTTAAAAGGTTTACCAATTTATTACCCATAACCAATGGTTCTAAATTATTACTACCTAAATTTATACGACCATTTCCTGACCTAAGATTTATATCTTGATTGTTTGTTTTTATTACTACTCTATTACCAACATTTACATTTATACCACCCAAATTATCAATGTGAAGTGTACCTTCTGATATAAATCCGTAATCTTTTTTTGAATAAAAAATCATTTCGGATGTTTTAGATGATATTATAATTCTACCAGAATTTATTAATATTTGGTCACCTATTAATTTTGATGGAAAAGATGATTTACCATTTGCATCTTTCCAAGTAATTGGTGTTGCATTTGTATTCCAATCCGTATTTCCCTTATCATCCAATGTACCAGGTTGAAATGGAAGTTGATACTCACCAGATGTCATAGATATTGTACTACCATCTCTGTTTATATCTTCTTCAACAGAAGTATTTGGACCATTTTGTTCATTTAATGTAGTTTCTCTATTTCTAATAATAATGGTTGGTGAAAAAACACGATTTTGATTATTATATCCACTAAAACGAATAGATTGTCCATGTCTACTTTGTATTAAATTATCACCTTCATATAATTTTAATTGATGTATTCCTCGTCTACCTTTATAATATTTACCAAATCCATTTGTTTTTGTAGAAGTATCTTCATTTGTTTTTGGAGTTCCAGTTACGGCTACGGTTGTATCAATTTTTGCTGGTACTTGGTTTTTATCAGCAGCTCCACCACTAGCTCCCTCTATCTGAGTCTCTGCGGCAGTTACAGATGGATTTGATGTATTTTCTATTAAAGTATAATATATACTTCCACCAAAGTGGTGTATTTGAACCCTTTCATTTCTTACAGGTAAATTCTTTATGTTTCTATCAAGAGGAAATACTGCGGGTAATTGAGTATTTTCCGTAACATTCATACCTTGTGTTTTGTATAAAATAGCACCAATATATGCAGGATTTCCTTCAGCTTTTGGATGATTTTCATCTAAAATTATATCATGCACAATACCAACGCTAACCAAATCAGCTCCTTTTGATAGTAAATCTTTATCTAATTGTGCAAGTGAATCTATTCTATCCGACATTTATTTTACTTTTAGTTTAAGTTCTTCTATTTCATTTTCCAACTCATCAACTCTTTCCAATTCCAATTGAGTATCTTCTATATCTTTTAGTAATTGCTCTTTTTCAAATGCTGATAGGAATCCATCATCTCCTTCCGATTTCTTTTCCGATGCTATTAGTTTTTGAGCAAGGTTTGCTAACTTAACCAATTGGTCATCATTTTTAACCGATGTATCTATTAAATCCCTAATCAAAGGACCTATAACAGCCATATCACCTGCGTGTCTAACCATCTTTTTTAATTCAATGATTAGTTCGGATATTTTGGCTTTCTTTTGTGTTTGGTTATTATAGATGTCCTCAAAAAGTGAACCTAATGTTTTACCTTTGAATAACTCGAATTCGGTTGACATAGTAATTTTATTTATATATTGCTTGTATATAAATATCTAAACTACAAAAAGTTGGGATTAAAGTTGCTTTACTCTGATTTGGATTTTGGGTTCGTATCCTTTTGGTAATTCGTTTTTCACACCAACAAACTCTTCAACTTTATCTCTAAAATATTCTATCTCCAATATTCTATCAGTAAGGTTCATTACCGTTTGCGATGATGTAAACATATCCTTTGCTTGTCTTCTCATATTCAATTGAGATTCTTTTGGAAAGAATTCTTTTCTCATTGCTGCAGCAATTTCAGTCCAATCAGTTACTTTATCAATTGATTTTTCTGCTGATATCTTTCTCATTTTAGATGAAAGGTATTTTTCACCATGTGTATATCCAGCATCAGTAAACATATGTCCGTGATTTGTACGAACTACTGGATGCTCTAAATTGTGTAGTTTTAATATAGGTTTGTGTTTTGATGTTTTTTCAACACTAACCATTTTCTTTGGAGATGATATGAATGTATGTCCGTTCACACCACCATCAAATGATATTGCAGTTTTTACTGCTTCTTTAAGAGTCTTTTGTGATATTGCCTCTCTAATCTTCTTTCCATCTTTAGATGGTTTACCACCCTTCTTTACAATCTTATGTTCTGCCTCATCGTGTCCAACTAATAGTGCTGAATTCACTAATCCGATTCCATATTCATTCATACCCTCACTCCAATCGGTAATCATATCGTGAAGATACGCAACCTCAACACCATTTATCATAGTGTGAATAATTTCCAATTTAGGTTTGTAAGCTCTATCTCTATTCTTTGCTAGAACAAATCTATCGTTTACTTCTTTGGATACAATGATACACTCTTTGAGCATTTTATTTTTTAATTCTAATTTTCCAACCAACTGAAACTCCAAAGTACTTATTTCCATGTCCATCTACAAGTACACTTGTTCCATACATATTATCTTTTTTAGTTTTAAGTGTTAGTTGAGGTCCTACTAATGCATTTGAGTTTCCAACCAATCCTTGAACTCCAATATAAACCTGATTTTTTGGTAATTCTTTTACAATTTTAGTATCAACAATAGTTTTTTCTTTAATTATTGCGTTCCACTTTCTTCCTAGTATTTTATTTTGGTAAAGTGTATCTGTCAATTCAATTGTACCTAAATCATCTTTTAAGACCAATTTATCTTTATACAAAACTTTTGAATTGTATGCTTCTACAATTCTTATTGTATCACCTTTTGTATAAACAGGTACCTCTACCCTTTTTTCTTTTTCAATTATAGTTTCGTGATAAATATCACTACCTTTTACATACTTTATAGTTGGCTTTTCAACTATAAAAGTATCTATTTTATGTTTTACTAATTCATACTTTTTACCATCCACATTCACAGTTTCACCCGGCGTATCCGATGAAGAACATTCACGGAATATAAATATCCCAACTGCGATTGCTATAACGATTACACCTAATTTAAGAAACGTGTTCATAATGTATATTTTTTTACTCCTATAAATATCAAAATCTAAATATTAAATAAAATTGTACTTTTTTTTGTACTATATAAAGAACCTTTTTCAACTTATTGGGAAAATCCTATTTTTCTTTGTTTTTTAATATATTTTTCGTATATTTACATTTAAATAGTACAATAACAATATAAACAATATAAAAAAAATGATAAATTTATTAATAGGATTAGTCTTAATGTGTAGTTCTTTCGGAGCAGTAATTTCTAAAGTTACAAAAGATTATGGATTTAGAAAACAAAGAGAACATACTGAACCTTTAAAATTAGATTAAAGCATTAATCTTGAACCAATTAAAAAGTTACTTAATATCGGCGCTCCAGCCGCAGTAGACGTATTGATTTTGTAATTAAAACTAAATCCAAAGCGTTTACTGATTTTGTAATCTATCGAAGTACCCACCAATAATCCAACATCAGAACCATAAGTGAATCCACCGGTAGTTGTATCCCAACTTCCACCAGGTAGCATTGTAAACACTTGCGGTGAAAGGGTTAATTTCTTTGTAGTTTGATATGGTTTAGTCCAAAATAAAACACCAGAACTACTCATACTATACCCATATCCTCCATCTCCTTTTGGTGAAAATAGATTAACTAAACCAACATTGTATCCATATACTCCGTACTTTGCGTTTGGAATGATTACAGTTAATCCAACTAAACTCATATAGGTTCTATCTAAATATGCACCAGTTAATGAATATGAGTTCATAGAATGTAATGCTCCATCTTTAAAGTTCATCTTTGTATAACCACCACTCAATGCAAATTGTTTTAAGTTACTCCATATCATAGAACTAGCTGAATAACTTTCATCTCCAGCCATTGATGATTGTGATACACCAGTTGTTAGGATTGCTTGCCAACTACCCGGCTCCGATTCTACTACACTTAAATCCGATGCTAATAGTAATGGATTTATTGGTGCTGCTTTTTGTTTCTTTTCCTCTTTTTTCTCTTCCTTTTTTTCTTCTTTTTTAGATTCAGATTTAGATTCTTCTTTCTTTTCCTCACTCTTACTTTCAGATTTACTTTCCTCTTTAGATTCTGATTTTGATTCAGATTTTGATTCACTCTTACTTTCCGATTTAGCCTCTGCTTTTGCTTCCGTTTTAGTTTCGGTTTTAGTTTCCGATGATGAACTGCTTGATGATGAACTACCACCTCCAGAACTTCCACCAGAAGAACTATTTGATGCAGGTGCGGATGAATTATTAGCCGCAGGTGCTGGAGCCGATGCAGCAGGTGCGGATGGTGTTGGTGGAGGAGGAGGAACTGCCGCCCCAGCTGCCGAAGCTGCTGCTCCACTTGCAGCTGAACCAGCTGCAGATGAAGCCGCTCCACTTGCAGCTGAACTTGCTGCCGCAGATGCGGCTGAACTTGCTGCCGAACTTGCAGCAGATGATGCAGCTGAACTTGCCGCCGAACTTGCTGCCGCTGAAGCTGCTTGTGATGCGGCTTGAGATGCAGCCTGTTGAGCCGCTTGCGTTGCTGCTGCCGATGCAGCTTGTTGTACTGCCTGATTTACAGTTTGTTGTACAGTTTGTTGAACTACTTGATTTGTAGCACAACCTTTTGTTGAGTATGCAATATATACTGATTGTAACCACATCTGCATTGTACCATTGGTAACTTCATCAGGTGTGAATACTTTCATCTGGTCATAAAATGATACAAATGCCTGTCCGTTGACATAGGTAGTGGTAGCGATTTTTACCTCACCACTACACTTATCTATAAATGTTTGTGTAAATGTTTGTGCGTTAGCTTTGGAAGCTAGACATAATATGAATAATACACTTAATAAAACTCTTAACTTTTTCAACCATATCCGATTTAATATTTAAAAGTGTAACCGGATATAAATATCAATTAAAAATTGTATCGTACTCCCAACTGAATTTGCCACTTCGAATCTATCTGGTCTACCGAATATGGTTTTTGTGTTGGTTTAGTAAATGAGAATGTTTCACCACTTACTTTTGCCAATCCAACTGATGATGTAGAGTTGAATGAATTAGATACAAAATACATTTCTCCCCATTCATTATTTAATAGATTTGTTAAGTTGAAGATATCCGCAGTTAATTGGAAACTCTTACCTACATTTTGTACTATCTTTGCATCTAATGTTGTACTCCAAGGTGTTCTCCCCCCATTTCTTTCAGTAAAGTTTCCTTTTCTACTACTCAAATATTCATTACTATTTACAAAATCAGTAAATGCTTGTGCTTGAGTTGTGTTTGGAATATACTTTGCTACCTCATCATCTCTAAAGATATACACTAACCCCGCTGCCTGCGGATTATTTTGTAAAGTTCCATTAACCAATCCCCAAGTAAATGGTGTTCCACTTTGTGAATTTAACACCAAAGATACTTGTGTTGTCTTAAATGATTTTGTAATTTGAGATATGATACGATGTCTAATATCAA